TGGAGGTACAACTTCCAGTGATACTCAAATCGGATCTACTGGCGGTGGTGCTGGTACTCAGTCCTCTGGTGGTAATGGTGGAGGTGCTGGTGGTAGTGCTGGTAGTGGACTACAAGGTGGTCGTGGCGGCGATGGTCAGCAGCAAGGATACCCCAACGCTGGAGGCGGCGGTGGAGGCGGCGGCGGATGGTATGGTGGTGGCGGTGGTGGCGGAGGAAACGACGCTGGATCTGGCACCCGTAATGCATCTGGCGGTGGTGGTGGATCAGGTTATATTCACTCCACTATTGTTTCTGGCGTCACTGGAGTCTCATCTGACAATCAGGATGATAACCAAGGATCTGGTGGTAATCCAAACTCTAGAATTGTTATTGAGTCTGCAATCGAAGGACCATTCACTGCACAAGGAAGTATTGCAGAATATCCAGTTACTATGTCCAATAGACCTGCTTATGGTTGGTATACAAGATCTGGTGGAGGTGAGAGCACACCAACATCGGGTGTACGTCAACTTGTTATTCTTTGGGCAGGTCAGGTCATTTATGATGGAAACAGTTCTATCATTGTCAATGGTACAGCAACAATTGGAGCATACAAGTACATCCCAGGTACATATAGACCAAATTCCGTTTATGGTTGGGCATCTAATGGCACTTCTTCTGGAACACAGTCTCCTCCAAATGGAGACTTCTGTAACTCCTTCGATATCAGCAGAGAGGGTTGACACGACTCTCTCCATGCTTTATAATGAACCCGTAATCAATTTGATCTAATGGCAAAAGTCAAATCTTTTCTGAAGTCTGAATGGCAGCCTGGTCCTCCCAAGAAAACTCGTCAGGGATCGGGAAAGCATACCAAATATGCTTCTACGAGTCGTAATGCTGCTCGTAAGCGTAGTCGAGGTCAAGGCAAGGGATAAATAAAAGAAACCCCTTGTGAGATGAGTTGTCTAATTACTAACTTACCATCAGTAGAAGTATGGGTTCGCAAAGAATATCTTACTGATCATCAGTTTGGTCATGGTGAGTTTGTCAAAGGCGTCTGGGTGTCGGCTAAGTCGATGCCTGGACGCGCTTTTTATTTTGAGACATATTTACCAGAATATGCCGCAATGTATGACAAACTACCAATTAGTGCCTTTTTGTCTGAACCTGTAACTCCAGATCCAGACATGAATCTTCCAAATCTTCAATTTTGGAACTGTATGGACTATGGTGTAGTCTCTGTTACTAAACAATTCATTGGTTCAATGGATTTTGAGTGCTACACACGCGATCATGGCATTCAAAAAGGTACTTATGTATGTACTTTGGACAACTATCACCAAGATCCAGACGTGGTTGACTATGCAACAAGCGAAAATCCCGCTGAACACAAGTCACATAACCTAATTGAACTTGAAAATGGTCAATATGCACTGTATCCAAACAACAGATTACGCATTTTTGACAATAGTTTGACTCCAGAAACCCCAAAAATGCCCGATTTCAAGGTTTCAACCCAATATTACTCAGTTGAGAATGGTTTTGATCGTCTTGGAATGGGTCGTGAAGACGAATATTTCTGGAAAACGGCAAAAGAACGGGATAGCAACCCCGAAAAAAGTTCTGATTCACTAAATCAGGAGTAAAAATGTCACATCCAAAACATTTAGACGGTTCTGTAGACAAAGGCGACATGTTTATGGAATCTGGAATGACTCTAATTACCGAAGTTGAGTCAGAAAAGTGGTTGAAAATCCACGAACAGAACAAAAAGCGAGCAGCTGCTAGACCACCAGAGGATAGACTTTCTAGACCATGTGGGGGTCAGGGCGGATTCGATGATTTTGTAGAAAGATGGTCTGAATAGTAAACTAAATAAATATAACCCGACTTTGTATAGTGCCTCATGGCGCAACCTATCATACTGTCAAGATCATTCAAAGACTTAGCATTTAGTTTTGGAAAGCATCCTAAAACTAGTGATTTGCTCATCAAGAAAAATGAGCAAGCGATAAAAGCTGCTGTAAAGCACTTGATTCTTACATCTCCTGGAGAAAGACCATTTCAACCAGAGCTTGGAACAGGAATTAGAAAACTGCTTTTTGAAAATCTAGATTTTGGTACAGCAGCTAGAATCTCTCAAGAGATTTCTAGAACTATCAAAAAATATGAGAAGCGAGTTATTTTGAATAGGGTTAGAGTAAACCCTGACCCAGATAATAATAGATTCGATGTTACTATCGAATTTGAAATCATTGGTCAACCGAACCCTCAAGAAATAGAATTCTACTTAGAGAGCACTAGGTAATAATGGCAAACACTAAACTTACCGAATTAGATTTTGAGAATATCAAATCTTTATTGAAAGATTATCTCAGAAATAATACAGACTTTACCGACTACGATTTTGAAGGTTCTGCCCTTTCAAACATCGTAGATCTTCTTGCATATAACACCCATTACCAATCATTCGTTGCCAACATGGTCGCGAATGAGTCTTTTCTGGATTCTTCTATCCTGAGAGACAATGTTGTCCTACATGCTAAAAATCTTGGTTATCTTCCAAGATCTGCAAAGTCTTCTAGTGCTCTCTTCAACTTCAATGTATTTTCAACATTTGGTGGTTTGATTGGTAGTTCTCCTGGTTCAATTACGATCAAGGCAGGAACAGTTTTCAATGCAGTCAAAGACAAAGTAACTTACTCTTTATCAACTCCTGTTGATATCGTTTCACCAATTACTTATATTGACCCACTAAGTCCTGGATTGGGAGGAACGGCAGCGTTTACTGCAGTAAGATTATATGAGGGTACGTATATTTCTACAACTTTTGACGTAGATTACTCAAATCTCGATCAAAGGTTTATTGTTCCAAATACTGGAATTGATCTTGATACATTGATTGTGAAAGTTCAACCAAATTCTCAGTCAACAGAACAAACCGTATATACAAGAGGAGTAAATATTACTCAAATCAACTCTGAAAGTAAAGTATACTTTGTTCAAGAAATTGAAGATGAAAAATACGAGATTGTTTTTGGTGACGGTGTTATTGGTGAAAAACTTGCTAACGGTTCAAGAATCGTAGTTACCTATATCGTTTCTAGTGGAGCAGATGCAAATGGTATTCAGGGTAATAGCAATTTCATCTTTTCTGGAAATGCTGTAAATAATCTGTTGGTAACTCCAACTTCACAAACAGTTACTATTGCTAATGCACCAACAACCGAAGGTGGTGCTCAACCAGAAACTATTGACTCAATCAAGTTTCAGGCACCAAGATTCTACGCAACACAAAATAGAGCAGTAACAGTTGCAGACTATGCCACTATCGTTCGATTTGTTTATCCAAATGTAGATGATATTTTCGCTTATGGTGGTGAAGAAGCAAGTCCTCCAGAATATGGAAGAGTAAAGATTGTAATTCGACCCAAATCAGGTGAAATTCTTTCTGCTAGCACAAAAACCTTCATTACTCAAAAACTAAGGCAATATAAAGTAGCATCCCTTTCTACTGACATTGTAGACCCATCAGTATTATATCCTGTAGTAAACAGTACAATTTATTATAATGCCCAGACAACCACAAAAACCTCTTCTGAAATCAGAAGTTTGGTAGAAAGTGCAATTGATTTGTATGAAGCTTCAACGGCATTGAATAAATTTGGTGGAAAACTAAAATATAGTAAATTAGTAGGTGTTATCGATGATGCTGATTCCTCAATCAGTAGAAACGTAACTTCCGTTACGATGAGAAAAGATTTGAAAGCGATTCTGAATACAAAAGCGTCGTATGAACTCTGTTATGTAAATCCGTTTATTGTAGATACTGATGCACCAGTCATAACTTCTACAGGATTCAAACTTCAAGGTTATACCCAAACATTTTTCCTTGAAGATGACTTCTCTGGTGACTATGTAAATAGTAACAGAACAATCAAAAATGTAAGGGCGTATTACTTGAACAATTCAATCAAAACATATCTTGGAGATCCAATTGGAACTGTAGATTACTCTAAAGGTGAGATTCTTTTAGGTCAAAAGAATTCAATCATTATCACAGAGACCAGTGAATCTGGATCTATTGTAAAAGTAACGGCAAGACCTGCCCAATTAGATATTTTTGCTCAAAGAGAAGTTTTTCTGTCACTACAAAAAGGTAACCTTCAGGTATTAGCGGAGTCGTAAACGAATGATCAATATTTCTCAGTTAGTCGATAGTCAGTTACCTGACTTTTTTAGACAGGAGTATCCAGTATTTGTAGATTTCTTCAAAGAATACTACAAATCACAAGAAGTAGATGGTTTTTCTTCTAATATTCTGAGAAAAATCCAAAGTTATCAAGATTCAGACTTTTATAGAGATGGTCTGATTCTTGAGACAACTTTGGGTGCAAATCTTGCGTCTAATGATACTGATATTCAACTCGGTATAAATTCAGACTCGGATGGTCAACCAATTTACAAGAGATTCCCACAAGAGGGTCTTCTTCTGATTGATGATGGCACTAATAGAGAAGTAGTACAATATAAAAGCATTAGTGCAACTGGATTAGTAACTAAAGCAAAAAGAGCATCTTCTGGTAGAGTAAAACTTGGCGATCTTTTGAATGATGGTGAATTTATCACTACAGAAACATCATCATTCACTTCTGGGACGAAAGTTACCAATATTTCGCACCTTTTCCTTGCAAATCTTTTCAAAAGTCTAAAGAGTCAGTATTTCTCGGGTATTCCCATTGAAAGACTGAACTCTGATATTTCAGTACCAACAATTCTGAAGTATATCAAGGATTTTTACACTTCAAAGGGCACAAGTCCAGCAATTGGATTCTTATTCAGAAGTGCGTTCAATGATGAGAAAGTTCTTGTCAGATATCCAAATGAACAGCTCCTCAAATCTTCAGTATCAACTTGGTCTGAAGATACGATCATTCAAGGATCTCTGATCAAATTCAGTGCTGGCGTAACAATAGATGATCTGCCAGGTTTGGTTCTGAAACAGATTACTTATGGTTTTGATGAGAGTATCAAAGAAGCGACTGCTTCCATTGAGAAGGTTGTTCCTATCAAATCTGGAAATGTTACCATTTATAGAATTTTCTTGAATAATGAGTCAATTATTGGAAACTTTTTACCAACAAACCAAACAATTAGTAGAACAACGTTTGGTCCAAATAATCAGTCAATTATTGTTGACTCAACTGTAGGATTCCCAGAAATCAATGGCGAGTTCTATGTTGAAGGTATCAATAATGCTGTTGGAGATCCAATCTCATTCTCATACAAAGAAAAGACTGCTACTGAATTCTATGGAATTCGTACATCGTCCACTTTTACTGGTGTAACAAAGAATAAGTTTATCTATGGTTCAAATATTTTATATGTTGTCTCTAGCACAGATACAAATCCACTTCAGGAAAGATATTTTGCATCTTTTAGACCATCTGGTCTAATTGAAGACGTTGAGATTGAATCCCCTGGACTTTTTGTAAAAGAGGGTGATGTTCTTGAGTTAGGTCTTTCTGGAAAGAGTCAAGATATTCCCCTCAACTCATACTGGAGACAAAATGTCCCAGGTAATGATGGTCAGGTCAGAGAGGTAAATGTTGCTGGTCAAATGAGTAATGCTTATTTGACTTCTGGATATAGAGTTGCTGCTGGTATTACCCAAGTTTTTGAAAATGATGAAGCAGTTTATGTTTCTTCTAGTGGATTCCCAGATGTTTCTGGTAGTATCGGTGATATCAATGCATCTGGACCGAATACAAACTTAGAACCAGCTTCCCAAAGACATCTAAAGAAGATCCCCAAATCACCTACATTTGGTGAATCTAAAACTAGACTTCCAGATAATTCAACGATTGCTGTTACTGTTGATGGTGTTCCTATTGTTTCTCCAACGGGAACTTTGACCAGTAGTACAGATAGGCAACTTGTTGAGCAAGGTGATATTCAAGAGATTGAAATAACAAGTGGGGGATCTGGATATACAGCAGCACCAGTAGTTTCTATCGACGGCACAGGCGGTGCATATGGAACAGCAAATATTATCGGTGGAAAAGTAGTTTCGGTTACTCTTCAAAATTCTGGTGCAGGATATAATGTTACACCAAATGTAACTATTTCTGCTGGATCTGGTGCGTTATTCACTGCAAATTTTGCAGCAAATGATAAAACTGGAGCAATTGATTCGCTGACAAAGATTAGCGGTGGTAAAGATTATACTCAAGTACCAGATATTGTTATCGTAGATGAATCTGGGAGAGGTAGAGGTGCCAAATTTGTTGTAGAGTCTATTGATCCTTCAAATAATGGAATTATTAGTGTCAGAAAAATTGCTGGAGGATATGACTATGACACAACAAAAACAAAAATATATGTAGTACCAAGTGCCAGTGGTGCATCTGCTGTTGCTAAGGTTCGTCAGTGGCGTAGAGATAATTATGAAGAATATTCTAAGTTTAGTGATAGTCAAAATGGATATGTTTTCCCTGGATCTATTCCAGAATATCATGATGCTTACTACTATGTTGGCAATCCAGTAGGTATCAGAAATACACTTTCTGATAATATCAATGGTCAAATCGAGTCTCAGGGCAACTTATCTCACTCACCCATTGTTGCATGGTCATATGATGGAGTACCAATCTATGGTCCTGTTGGATATACAAATCCATTTGATACGACATCACCTCTAAAGAGAATTAGATCATCATATTATTTGAAGTCTGGTCGTACACAAGGAACTGGTCCAGCAATTGGACAATATGCTCTTGGTGCATTTGTTGAAGACTATGAGTATAAACCAGAAGGCGATCCTTTACATAAAGATCTTGATGAACATAATGGCAGATTCTGCAAAACTCCAGAGTTTCCTGAGGGTAGATATTGTTACTTTTTGACAATTCACCAGAGCGATGATCCTGGTAAAAATGATGGTCAGGTTGTAAAACCAAGATACCCTTATGTAATTGGACCAACTTATAAATTTGCTCCAGAAACAATCAATTTTGGTACAGGTTCTACTCTCAGAAATCTTCCAAGTAATGTAATCAGAGTTAGAGACAATAATGATAATATTCCTCAGTTTGGAACTTCAGTAAATGCAGAGGTTACAAATGTATCTTCTGGTTCTGTCAATTCAGTAATTATTGAAAATGGTGGTACAAACTACGTAAATTCTGGAGTAACTATTACTCCAAAATTTGGTGCTGGAGATAAATTATATGTTGATGACACAAATACCCAAGGTGCTGGTTTCTCAGGTGTAGTTTCATCGATCTTACCAAAAGATTCTTCTGGTACTATCATCGCAACTTCATCAATCTCTGCAGGGGATATCAATGGCAATCTTGATTCAAGATCGCAGAGAATGACAATTCCTGCACCAACTTATGATGTACCAACCTCCACATTCACTTATAATAGAATCAACGATGGTGATGTAATTTCTGATAGTTCAAAGACTATACAGAACTTTATTACTGCTATTGAGACCTCTAATACTGATACTAGTATTCTTCTCAAAGATTATAATATTTCTAACTTGTCTACAGGAGACACACTTGAAATTGAAGATGAAGTCATATATGTAAATGGTGCAGCGACAAATAATCTTAGATATGCTTATTTCAGAATTGCAAATATTTTTGCAACAACTCCTGTTGGTCCTGAGACAGATCAGGGGTTCTTTTACAAGTATCGTGAGGGTAAAACTGTAGCAGATTCAATTTATGCTGATGTTGCTGGTACTGTAGTCAAGATTGCAACTGTGATTGGTATTGATTATGAGACAAATACTCTGAAGGTTGAAATGATAACTCAACCTGGATCTTCAAACAGGTATCCAATTCCAACTGTAGGCACTTCAATTGCAAACGCACCTGAGAATGCTCCTAGATATTCTCAGAATATTTCACAAGTAATAAA